AGGATTAACAGATGATGAAAAATTATGTTCGGAGGTTATTGGAGTAGATAAATTTGTCAAGAAAATCACATTATATGCACGACTATCTCTCGAAAAATAAATGAAAAAAATGTTTACTTTCTTGTGGTAATGTGATATAATATAACTATAAATTGATAAAGGGGTATACATTATGAACGTAAATGATTTAACCATTGAAACTGTTATTAAAGCATATGATTTTGAACCTATGGCAACTAGAGAAGAACTCTACGTTATAGGTGTGATCACAGAGGTTCGAGTAAATTCGTATGTTATTGATGTTCTAATGGATTCATGGTCAGAGGATAGAGATTATTCTCGAGTTGGTGAAGAAGTTATTGTTCCCAAACCAAAATATATGATGAATGATTTCGAAAATAGAATAACTGTTGCTGAAGAACACACATTACATTAATTTTGAGGGTACAGCATGAGGAGAGAAAATTTAATATTAGTCGATGTTGATGGGGTTCTTCTGGACTGGGAATGGGGATTTTATGATTTCATAAAGTTCCGATACCCAAAGCTAGAATTGACAAACCCCAATGCTTATAAAGTTGGAGAAAAATTCAATATAACAGCAAAAGAGGGTAGAGCGCTTTCACGAGAATTTAACAATTCTGCCAGAATAGGAGGTCTTAATCCTCTGAGGGATTCTGTTAAATATGTTAAAAAATTATACTCTCGAGGCTATATGTTTCATGCTATAACCTCGCAGAGTCTAGATCCATATTCACAGAAATTAAGAATTTCAAACCTCGAGAACATTTTCGGAAAGGTATTCGTTGATTATACTATTCTCGATACTGGTGCGGATAAAGATGAGGCATTAAAATCTATTACTACAAAATATCCAGGAGAAAAATTTTATTGGATAGAAGATAAGGGAGAAAATTTAGATGTAGGAGAAGTGCTTGGACTTGAGCCAATTTTAATGTCACATCCGCATAATATGGATTACATTGGAAATAGAGTATATTATTGGGAAGAAATACATAACTATATTGTGTACGGGGACAATGCTCTCGAGCTGGATCCAAAGCATTATTCACTGCAATAAATTAAATAGGGATTTTAATGAAGATTGAATTATATTCGAAACCAGATTGTTCTTTTTGTGTGAGCGTGAAAAACTGGTTTGATAAACACAATGTGAGGTATTCTATATATGACATAACTGAGAAAGATGAATATTTTGATAATTGGTCTAAACTTGGACAAAGAACTGTACCGCAAATTGTTATAGACGGTAAGTATCTAGGCAATTATGATACTTTAATGAAGTCTAAGGAGTTATTTCTTTTTGAAAAGAAAGTTACAATGCTCACACCATCCGAAACCTATAAACCATTTAGATATCCTTGGGCTGTTGAACTAACAAAGAAACATGAGCAATCGCATTGGATTGAAGAGGAGATCGATTTAAGTGATGATGTGTCCGATTGGAAAAAGAATGTATTAAATAAATCAGAAAAAGAATTTGTTATGCAGGTGCTTAGATTATTTACACAATCTGATGTTGCGGTTGGGCAGAACTATTATGAATATTTTATACCAAAGTTAAAGAATAATGAAATTCGTAATATGCTTGGTTCATTTGCTTCAAGAGAGGGTGTTCATCAAAGAGCATATGCATTATTAAATGATACCCTCGGACTTCCTGAGTCTGAGTTCCATGCTTTCCTCGAATATAAAGAAATGGCGAATAAAGTAAACTTTATGAGGGATAATGATACATCTAATTATTCCAATTTAGCTACGGCTATAGCTAAATCTGTATTCTCCGAAGGCATTTCTTTATTTGCATCATTTGTAATGCTCTTAAATTTTCAACGCTCGGGTAAAATGAAAGGGATGTGTAAGGTCGTGGAATGGTCTATTCGTGATGAATCTATGCACGTTGATGGTATGTCACAGTTGTTCAAAGAATTTTGTGCTGAACATCCCAGAGTTATAACAGACGAATTTAAAAAAGAAATATATACAATGCTTCGAAAAACTGTAGACCTCGAGGACAAATTTATTGACCTCGCATACGGTAATAATAAAGGAATTGATAACCTTTCAAAAAAAGAAGTTAAAAAATATATCAGGTATATTGCAGATCGAAGACTCCTTCAGCTCGGGCTCAAAACTAATTTCAAGGTAAAGGATAATCCATTGCCATGGTTAGATTGGGTTCTTAATGCACCGGATCATACAAATTTCTTTGAAAATCGTGTAACAGAATATGAAGTAGGCGGACTCAAGGGGTCTTGGGGTGATGTTTACTAATTATCATATATATTTATTTAATGTTATGAATATTATATATGACATGGATATACAGAGGGAAGGAATATAATCTTATTGAGATCGATCCTAAAAAGATACACGGATTTGTTTATGAAATAACAAATCTAAATAATGATAAAAAATATATTGGTAAGAAATCATTTTGGTCTAGAAAAACTTATCAAAAGAATCTTAAGAAAAAGAAGAAAATAGTTGAATCGGATTGGAAGGATTATTATGGTTCATCTGAATTATTATTAGAAGATCTTCTTGCGGAAGGTAAGGATAATTTTGAAAGAGTGATTCTTAAACTATGTAAAACTAAATCGGAATGTTCTTACTTTGAAGCTAAATATCAATTTGGCAGAAAAGTTTTGGAATCTGATAAATATTATAACAGATGGATTATGGTTAAAGTTAGAAAATCTCATTTAGCAAAATATTTTACAAATACTTAAAATTGTTTTATAATAGAAATATAGGGACTGTAGCATAATGGTTAATGCATTCGGCTCATAACCGGCAGACTGTAGGTTCAAATCCTACCTGTCCCACCAAATAGGGGGGTAATAAAATGAGTGATTATTATATAAACGAAGACATTAAAGGTAAGGTTCTTCATCTCTTAATGGAATCGGATTGGACTCAAGAGCCGAATGTTAATCTATCGGTACCCGAACTTGAAGCGTGGGATAAATATAGACAAGAACTTCGTGACTTTCCAGAAGAAATTTATCAAGAAGAACTTGCAACCGGACAATGTGCCGAAAATCCAATATGGCCAAAGAAACCAGAGGAATAAGAAATGAAATATGTATTAAGATTAGGTGTACTATTAGTGATATTAACTTCAGTAATTTTATTAATAATACTACCTCAGAGTGTAGGCAATAAAGTATTTACTGATCCCGAAATGGAAAAGATAACAGAAGTTATCAATGATTATAACTGATTCAGCAAAAAAACAATTCTCGGAAATAAGTGGTATCATTAGATATTCCTTAAATTCTGGCGGTTGTTCCGGATTAATGGGTAAATGGGATATTATAGATAAGTTAGATTCCGAGAAAGATGTTGTGATGTGGAGATCGTGTGAAGATGGTGCATATTGTGCGGCGGCGATGGAGCAAGAGGAAGACTGTCATGAATGTCCGAATATGTTTGTGATAGATAAATTTACTCTCAATATTATGGGTATTGAGTCTACGATTGATTATACTGGTGGACCTTTCAGTCCAGCATTTAAAGTAACAATACCAGATAAGAATTCGTGTGGGTGTGGAGAGAGCTTTATATTATAAAAATTTAAAAGATAAAATGAGGAATTGAGATGAAAGAAATAATGATTATTGTGATAGTTTGCTTAATAGTTTCTAGTGGAATTATTTTAGCTGATGATGTAGTCGATGAGGTTGTAAAAGAGGATCAAGTAGCTACCAAAGAACCAAATTCGGCACACGGTTGGGTGTACAATAATAAAACGAAGGTACTGCAATTTTGTTTGCAAACTACAGGGGAAGAATATGATGAAAATGCAGAAGTGTTATGCATATCTTATCCCAAAAAAGTAAAACATATTGATGCGTATGATTCGTTTTTCTTAGATGGTAACCCCGGATATCTTCCTGTAGAAAAATGAAAAACGATTTCCCAATAAGGTTGGTGATGATTGCTATCCTTTATTGGGGACTTCTTTTCTGTTTTATTTTTTACGGTGTAAATATATGAGTATATTCTGTGAGTCTGATGATTGGAAAATCCAAATAATTCAACCCGGATTAATAGAAAATAAAATGCTTCAAGATGCTAGGGGTAAATATGGATTTTTTGATAAAAGATCCCCAATTTATATGCCACTATCTATATCT